CCGTCTGGTAACCGATAGTTACCAACCTCCCTGGTAATCAACAACTGCAAGAAAGCGTTCTGCGTTGCAGGTGGTGCAGTAGGCAACTCATCAATGAGAAATATACCTTCTGTACCGTCTCTGTTTTCAATTGGAAACACATCAGGCACAGCCCAACGTGTAAATCTTTTGGCGGTTTCTTTGAGTTGTGCAACGTACGGCACACCTCGAACGTCAACTGGGTCAAACAGGTTAGCCCTGAAGTCCAGCAATGTGCGGTTGGTTTCATCAGCGATCTGTTGTGGGATCTCTGACTTACCTATGCCGGGACCACCCCATATCATGGTGTTGATGCCCGATTGCATATTTTGTTTGATCTCAGATTTGAGATGCGATGGTTTTATTGAATGCATAATTTACTCCTCTTTCATGGTTCATGTTTCAATAGGTTCAATGTCACGTATCTTTACGTGCTCTAGTGCTACTTCTTCTAATAAAGCGCGCAAAGCCAAGTCGCTATAATCGATTGACTCATCCCTAGGGAACGGCGCTAAGAACTCAACAGTTATCTGCATGTCCACACAAGCGGCATGGTAGATAGTTGCTCTGTAGTACCTTTTCTTTGGTTCTTGTAATACTTCACTCATATTTAACTCCTCTACACAAAGTGTAATAACTAAAAAAAGTGCAAACCCTAAACTTGCACACTACCCATTGTACTCCACGTGGGGGAGCGCGAGCGTAGTCACGCTAGTGAATGTGATGGCCTGAAAGTGAGCCGAAGGCTAGAGGGTACGACCAGGTGCGGGTTGTACCCCACATGAAGGCGGTCACATGAACGCGTGATAGCGAGCGCGATTAGGCATAAAAAAAGGGAGAACTACCGAAGTAGAACTCCCTTTAGAGCCACTAGGCGTTAGCAAATACTGCTTTGCAATGTTCCTTTGAAGCATTGTTCAATGTGTTTGCAACTTTGCCTGACTGATCGGCGTGCTTTCTGAAATTCCATTCAGCTAGCCTTTGCAGTCTTCGCTCAACCTCGCTTTGCACACGATCACGGTCTAGTGAAGTGCTTTTCAAACCGAACTTGTCGTCTAGCGACTGTATTGCATCACGCAACATTCGAGCCTTTCTACCTAGATCCATCATCTTTTCTTCGCGTTGGATGAGCCAATCAGGTATCTCGTCATTTGCATTGATGCTGGACAGCGAGTCGTTGTATTCGTATGCGATACTAACGAACTCTGCCCACGTTCTGGTATTCAACGATAGCATGTTGATACCAGTTGACTGAGGGTCAACCTCCAACAGCTGTGAAATGCCATCGATGACGGCGTTTACTTGGCTGTCGTAATAGAGCTGTGGATCGTTTTCATTCTCAGCGAAAGTCATATTAGAATCTTTCTTGAGATCAAATACCTCCATGATGCTCTTCACTACTGACGTGTTGAACGTAGGGTTACCTTCGTCATCGAGCGTGTAGCGTTTGTAGTAGAAGTCGGGCAGCGATATCGCTGATGGTTCAGCGCGTGCTTCCGAGCCTTCTGGGTCACCGTTGGTATCAGGTACGAATGCTGATTCTTCAGTGAAGTTTGGTGGAAGTAGTTCTTCCGTTTCTTGATCCGCTGGATCGAAAAAGTCGTCATTTGACATAGTGTTTGCCTCCTTTGGCGTTTATTAATTAATAAATGTTCACGGGCGTCGGTGTACGCGTCATCACTCTTGGATAAACTTTGTAGCTTCTAGTGGCCTTGCGTGTAACCAACACCCAATGAACAAAAGACCAATGTATTAATGGCGACGGAGGAGCCATTCCTGTACCGACACTTGGAAACTGGTGGTACAGGGCTAAGTGCTTGATTTAACGAATGTTCCATGTGGAACTGTACCGGTACTGTTTTGGTGGTGGTACAGGCCAGAAGCCTCTCGGCGTAAGGCTTAGAGGCGTATCTGTACCAGATGTACCATGAATATTGGATATTAAACATAAATTCTTTGTCCACGGTCCAAGGTCGATTACTGTTATCTCCCAGAATCTACTGGTACAGCCGGTACAAGGCACTGCTATCTGCCGGCACGCTAGGCCCACTGTGGCTCTCTGCTGTACCGTTAAGTCGTGGTACATGCGGTACACACGTGGTACAGGCGGTACAGTCGAGACCGCACATTCGACCTAGAGGCAGGCAACCGCGTTCCTTGACGATGCATCAGCAAGCTGATGATAGTAGTACGGCACACTGGGACCGCTGGGATATAAAAAAAGGGTGAAGGACCGAAGCCCTCCACCCTTGGGGATGTGCTAGATATCCATCTCTAGCTGTTGAGGCCTGTTAGCATCGCTGCCTACTGGCTTGGAGCGTGTTGGTTGCTCCTGTGATGATGATAGTAGTTCATCTGTTGTGTGGTAGCCTTCTTTGGCTTCGCTGTAAGCTTGCTTGCCTACTGAACCGATAGCCTGTATCGACTTGTCCACGATGTATGCCGAAGCGCCGACTGCTTGCAGGCTGTACTTGAGTGTATTACCTGCTATGTTCCAAACGCTTTTGGTTACGTCAACGGGTGACATGTTGGCTGCAGCCTTTGCGTGCTGCTTTAGTTTGTTAGATAGGTTGGCCATTGTCTGCCTCCTTCTTCTCGATTGGGAATAAAAAGATTGGTTCGACCTTTCCGTTTACTACCAGTGGTTGAAAGTTAGGGTAGAGCGTGATGCCTTTCCCGCCGTTGTTGGCAATACCAATGTCTGTCCAGCCTGGCTGTTCAGTGGTGTTACCGTTCTCATCCTTCTTAGTGTAAGGACGTTTTACTTTAGCTACGTACATATATACCTCCACGGTTATGTAGTTGTTATGTCTAGATCGACGACCTAGATTCATATGACCTATGTATTAACGACGACGGAGGAGGAGTTTTCTGGACAAGGTTCCAAGGGTCAAAAAAGTAAAACAAGGTTCCAAATGCGAAAAAGGGGAAGGGTACTGGCTGTGAGGCGGAGAGGGGGGCCATGAGCGAGCGGTGGCCTACAGGTTTATGAACTTGATTTTTTTCGCAAAAATTTTAAAAATCACGTATATTGCTACTATAATATTAGGAACATGTCAAAAGCATTGGAAAAAATAGAAGTGTCTTCGGAAGACCGAGCCGAGCTTCAGTCACATTATCCGTACATGGACGTGAAGCTTAACGAACTTTCTGTACAGGAAGAGCGTTTGATTCTCTTCCATCTAAGAGGCATGACAAAAGCAGCCGCGGGCCGTGCAGCGGGGTACGCTGACGCAGAACATGTGTACAAAATTTTCAAGAAGCCTGTAGTGCAAAAAGCACTCGACCACCTCCGACAAGAATTCCGTGAAGATATAAAGTTTGATAAGCAGACCGCTACTAACATGTACTTAGAAGCGCACCGTAAATCTGTAACGTCGACCGAAGAAAAAAATGTTGTCGATTCTTTATGCAAGCTCCACGGTCTATTCACACCAGAAAACGCAACCCAGATCAATATCAATGTTGATTCAATAGAACAACTTGAGAAGCTACCCGATTCCGAGCTTCTAAAAATAGCAGGAGTCGACAACCAATATTTAATACCCAAAAACGGTAAAGGAGGTACCGATGACTAAGTATCATCAACAGGCGCAGGCTACGAACAAACGAAGACGTTCGTGGAAAGCAAACATTAAACAAGACGACAGGGGTACATTTACTTTGAAACCTGTCAAAACGGAGAAGCGACATGCCAGGACACACAAAGAAGAAAAAACCAGCTAAGAAATTAACCGCGAAGCAAAAGACTCTGCCAAAATTTTTGCAGAAAAAAATAATGGCTTCTAAAAAGAAGAAGAAAAAGTAATGCATTGCGGTAAAGGAATAAATGCACCTCATCCTAGCAACATGAAAAAGTTTGCTAAAAAGATGAATAAATATAAATCCATACCTGTGGGAGGCAAAAATGGCAACAAGAAAAAGAAAAAAGCCGGCTAAAAAGAAAAGTGGCGCAAAGCCAACTAATCCTAAGCTATATGCAAAAGTAAAAGCCGAAGCAAAAAGAAAATTTAAGGTTTGGCCCTCGGCTTACGGGTCCGGCTGGTTAGTTAAAACTTACAAAGCTAGAGGTGGAGGCTATAGGTAATGGCTAAACCCACTGGAGGTCTAACCGCATGGTTTGGTAAAGGCCCCAAGGGGGATTGGGTCGATATCGGTGCGCCGAAGAAAAAAGGTAAATATCAAGCTTGTGGTAGAAAATCTGCCAAAGGTAAAAGCAAGCGGAAGTATCCTAAGTGTGTACCAAGATCTAAAGCTCGTACTATGACAGCAGCACAAAAACGTAGCGCTGTTAGAAGAAAACGTGCGGCAGGTAATCCTGGAGGCAAGCCTCGTAATGTAAGAACTATAGTCAAGCGTAAGCCGGCTACTAGAAGGAGGAGGACACGTGCCAAGAAAAAGAGCTAAGAATATAAGAAGAACAACCAAAGGTAAGGGTGCTAATTATCGCCCTACCAAGGCCGGTGCTGGTATGACCAGAAAAGGGGTTCGTGCATATAGAAAAGCAAACCCTGGATCAAAGTTAAAAACAGCAGTTACCGGCAAGGTTAAAAAGGGCAGTAAGGCTGCGAAACGTAGGAAGTCCTATTGTGCAAGATCACTAGGACAACTTAAACGTAGTTCTGCAAAAACTAGGAACGATCCAAATTCTAGGATTCGACAAGCTAGAAGGAGGTGGAAATGCTAGCAAAGGTAATAGAGAAACTTAAACATCTAAAGGAGAAAATTATGTACGGATATGGCAAAAAGAAAACCATGCCTAAAAAGAAGAAGAAAAAGGCTTCTGCTAAAAAGAAGAAAAAATAACTTTTAGTACATGGATATAAAAAAGCAGGAATGCGGTGTATGCAAAGCTTTACACCCTGACACACTATTCCCGTCGGATGATGGTGTATGTGTGTATTGTAAAGCTGAAGAAGCAGAAAGGCTCGAACCCCCAGAGCCTAAACTTACTAAAGCCGAAGAGAAAAAAATTTCTCAAGAGGCTGCTGCACAGCAAGAACTAGCTAAGCGTGTACTTGCACGTAAACACATGCTCCCTTTTGTAGAGCGGTTTGACCCGAACTACCAGGCAGGATGGGTTCACAAAGATATATGTAGGCGTTTAGAAAAGTTTAGCGAAGACGTGGCGAATAGAGAGTCGCCCAGGCTAATGTTGTTTATGCCCCCTAGGCACGGTAAATCGACATTAGCCAGTGTCGCTTTTCCTGCTTGGCACTTGGGTAGAAACCCAGAGCACGAGTTTATTAGTTGTTCCTACTCAGGATCACTAGCTATGTCTTTCTCTAGAAAAGTAAGACACCAATTAAGAGAGCCTAACTATAAAAATATTTTTAATGGCGCAATTTTAGATC